TTTTGGTATAGGTTTAGGTTTAGATTTTGGTATAGGTTTAGGTTTAGATTTTGGTATAGGTTTAGTCAAAATATTTTTTAGATTTGGCATTTAATTTAAGTTCCTATAAATATATTATACAAAAAATATTAATTTAACTAAATAAAAAAGTTTAATATAATTAGTATGAATATATATTTAAAATATTTTATAATAAGTGTTGTAATAATCTTTTTAGATGTAGCATGGATAGCATTAAATACTTCAACATATTCTAAAGCTGTACTTAAAGTACAAAAAGCAGGTTTGAATCTGCGATATGAACACGCGCTAATTGCCTATATAATTATATTATTTTCAATTATATATATAGCAATACCTTTTACACAACAAAATATAAAAACAAAGAATGATAATAGCATAGAAAATAAATTCCTTTTATCTTTTATGTATGGAGGTGCTGTAGGGTTTTCTATATATGGTATATATAACTTTACATCTCTTGCGATTTATAAAGATTTAGAAGCATCTATTGCTATTACTGATACAATATGGGGTACAACATTATATACATTGGCAACATTTGTATATTTATTATTACCTTCATAAAATTAATATTACTTATTTAGTATTATAAATAATACTTTCGAGTTCTGTAAAAATATAACCTGATTGTACTAATTTACATATATCGGTTGACAATAAATTAAGCAAATTTGAAATATTTTTATAAAATTCTATTTTAAATAAACGTAAATAATTTTTTATTTCCTTAGCAATATCTATTGTTGTAATACCAGGGATTTTTATTAAATCATTTTCATCATAATTATAATATTTAGTTGCGTCATTTACAAGTTCCTTTAATGAATTATATTCAAGTTTATCATAATTTAATATTCTATCTCCTACTTTTATTCTGTAAATCTTTAATTGACTAATTATTTCAAGATCTTTTATATATTGTTGTATTATATTTGGAGTAAAAGTAAGTAAAGTTTGAAGATGAAGATAATCATTAGGCGATGTAGGCGATAAAGGTGAAGAACATAATGTTGTCATAGTTTGATTAGCAAAATTTCTACAATCTTTAGCAAAATGCCCAATATTACTACATATAAAACATCTATTATTGATACTATTACTTATTTTTACAAGTTGATTTTTAGTTTCCTTATCTAATATAGTAGATGTATAAGAGCCTCCTCTGACATTATCAATACCATATTTATCCATGTATATATATGTATATTTATCTTCATCATAATTATCACAGTTTGTAATGAGTTCTAATATTTTTATTGGCTTATGAAGTTTAGTCCATTCTGAACCATTATTTGTAAAGTGGGTATCAAATCTAAAATAAGGATTTGATGTTTTTCCAATGTAATATTTATTATTTTGTAATTCTAAAACATAAATGAATACCATATTATATTTTACAATACTAAAAAATACAGTCAAATTTTTATATCAATAATTTCAACGTTTTCTTCTTATGCTTTTACTTATACTACTATTACTTCTAAAAAACATAATATAGAGAAAGTAAAAGAATGCTACAACGAATACTAATATAAATAACATATATACTACCATTCCTGTTATACCTGCTGTTCTGCTAACTTGACAATATAGTGAATCATCAGATATTGGACACTTTTGAACATTACTGGAACCTGTATTACTTGAACCAGAAATTAATGTGCCAACGCCCGCACCAACGACAGCACCTGTAGCACCTGAAGCAAGTGCTGCTTTGCCCCCTCCTCCACCTTTAAATTCTTCCAAAAATAAATCTTTCATATTCTATTATATAGATAATATATTTCTATTATATTAGTAGAATTAATATATATATGAATATGTTAGAAACATTTATTATTGTTTTTACAATAATATTATCAACAATTTTAATATTATGGTATATTCATTATATAAATTACCATAATAATGCTATTGGATCGGGTTCACATAGTGCTACACTATTAAATATAAATTATAATAAACAAAAAAACACTGGTTCTTGTTCATCTAAATGTGATTCTATTGATCCTGTAAGTGATCCACGATATAACATGCAGCAAATTATTAAACAATCAATATTATTAGAAGAACATCTTACAAATAAAAATAAAAGATGCCGTGATTGTATTACAAAGCATTTCTTACATATTATTGGACTTGCTGAAGAAGCACAAATGTTAGCAACAGATAAAATAAGCAACTATCCGCTAATAAATGAATCCGTAATATTATATAATGAGCTTTTTAAAATATGGATTAAAAATAAGAATTTGAATGGGAAAGATGAATCATATATATTATATTGTACAGATAAATTAAGAGATCATCGTAAACAATTAATCGTGCTCTATTTTTTTAATGAAAAATATAATATTATTAATAATGCGAATAGTCTACCAAATGAACATTCTATGTAAATTATGAATGTATATATGGAATATTATTATCAATAATTGCTAAATCTACAATTTCTTTAATATCTAAATATGTATTTCTATGAGCTTCATAATGTTCAGGATGTATTTCAGATACTAAATCAATATTAGGATATGCGAAAGGAAATGTAGTAGCATATGAATTAATTGAAGAATACAATGCAACATCAGCAACAACTTGATATTCGCATTTTGTGAAATCATATTTATTATTTTTAAAATATTTATCTACAAGTTTTTTAGCACCTATTCGCGATATAATATACATACCAGTTGATGGTAATAAATATTGCCATTTAATAAAATGAATATTATGAGAAATAGATAGATTATATAGAGATTTAACGGTAGGTCCATATAAAATTAGCAGTTGTACTAATTCAGCATCTTTTGGTAATTCGTTAAGCAATTTATTATAATTAATTTCAAAAGGAATAATAATATCATCTTCCATAACAACAAACCATTCATTATCTGTATTTTTTAAACCTTCTATAATAGCTTTAATATGACTTGATATACAAGCATATTCATATTCACACCTTACACATCCTGGATGTTTACATGTTAGCGGGCGTTTATCTTCTAAAACTTCATCAAAATCTTGTGGCGTAATTGCTGATATTCTTTGATTATCTAATTTATTATTTTTAAATTGCGCTTCCATAAATGATCTACGGTCAATGGAATTATCAATATTAATCCAATAATGTTTCATATTATACAATAACAAATATAAGAGTTATTAATATTATAAATAATTATATTCTTAAATATAATATATTTTGTCGTGTGATACATATAATATATTATATTTGTTATTATTAATTAAATGAAATTAGAACTTAAAAAGTTTGATCCTGGAAGAATTAAAAGTGATTCTGTTGTTGTTTTTATAGGTAAGCGTAATACTGGAAAAAGTTTCTGTATGAAAGATATTCTTAGTCATAACAAAGATATACCTGTAGGCGTTGTAGTATCACAAACAGAACGCGCAAATGGATATTTTGAAAAGTTTATTCCAAAGATGTTAATATATGATGAATTAGAAGAAAAATTAATTAGCAAATTTTTGACAAGACAAATCAATATAACAAATGAGCGTAAAAGAGATTTGGCTAAGCATGGTAATTCATCAATTGATCCTCGCGCGTTCTTAATATTAGACGATTGTATGTATAATAAGTCTGCTATGACTGACAAAAATATAAGATGTATTTTTATGAATGGCAGGCATTATAAGATATTCCTCTTAATAACTATGCAGCATGGACTTGGGTTACCTCCCGACTTACGTTCAAATATTGATTATGTTTTTATTTTTCGTAATAATATTGTAAAAGAAAGAGAAAAAATATATAATCACTATGCTGGAATGTTCCCTACGTTTGATGTATTCAATCAGGTAATGAACCAATGTACAGAAAATTTTGAATGTCTTGTTATTGATAATAAGGTTCAGTCTAATAATATTTCAGACATTGTTTTCTGGTATAAAGCAGAAGATGTTAATTATAAGATGTGTTCGCAAGATCTTTGGGAGATGCAGTCGCTACAAGATCAAAGAGATTTAATGGGATTGACAAATGAAGAAGGAGAAGATACCGAAGATTATGATCCAGGTGTATTTGTTAAAAAGAAAAATTCTAAACTTATAAAGGTCAAGAAGCATATATCTTATTAAGAATTAGGATTATTAGGATTATTTGGATTAGTCGTAGAAATTGTTAAACATTTATTAAATAATTCTAAGCATTTATCATCGCAATAAAAACCGCAAATATCACATCTTTTAATTGGCATATTACATTTCTTACATATAAATACTGTTTTTGTATAAATAATATTATCTGCGGAATAACACAAGAAACAATAAGAATTCTTCCTTAACATCTTTTAATAGATATTTTGTTTTTAATATATATATTATAAATTAAAAATAATCATTTTTTATTACAATAAAAAATATTTTATATTATGATATATTAGTAATAAAATGAATGATCTTCAATATATTAGTTCTATAAAAACAAAATCAAGAAAAAAATACTATAATGAAAATGCACTAAAAGCATACAAATATAATATAAAATCATATAATAAAGGATTTTCATATGATTATGGAATAATTAATGAATTTTTACAAGTAAATAATGTGAATAATGATGGTATAAATTTAATAAATACAAAATTGACAAAGGTTAATAGAAAAAGAGCAAAGAATATTATTGAAATAGTTAATGGTATTGATAAAAGAATGACTCTATATAATTCAACAAAAACACTTTATAAAGGTATAACGCATATTAGCAAAAGAACTTTAGATAGTAATACTCCTGTTATATATAAATCCTATAATTCAACAACAACAGATTATAAAACAGCATTAAATTTTACTAATCCAGAGTATGACGAATATAGAGTGATACTCATATTAACAATTGATCCAATAATTAAATCCTATGATTATAAGGATAAAAATGATGAATCCGAAATACTGCTTGAAAGAAATACTATAATATCTAATTTTGTTTTTAATTCCTTTAATGAAATAAACAAGGTGTACTTTTATAATGCGATAGTTACTAAATATAATCCTGAACCATTATTTATACCACCAAAAATATCACCTGATTTTTTAGGTTTAAAAATAGATAAAAATATATCACCAAAAAAAATGAAAATATTTGATATTAAAAAAAATTTTAAAACATTAAAAACAAATTTTTTAAATAAATTATAATACGACCTTCAATTTACTTAGTAAAATATATTTGTTGTTTATCTTGCAATACTTTGTGGTTCCCTTATCTTTTACATAGATGGCTCTGTTATATTTTTTATTTTTGTACAATATAAATACTGTAATTCCTGTTGATTTATACTTTCCTGGTTTCCCACCAGATTGTTCTTTTATATACATTAATTTATTAGATAATTCTCCAATTTTTAAACTTATTTTGCCTAATTCTAATATCAATCTATCATAATCTAAAATTGGTATATTTATAAAATCTCTTGTGTCAATTGATAAATGTTTTGAAATATTTAATAATTGTTCATTAAAATCTTTTACAAGTTCTTTTATTTTTTCATTATCCCCATTATAATTTAATGTATATATTTTGTTATATCTATTTAAATCTAATCTTAAATTTGTACCTTTAAGTATATTTTGTAAATGTAACATTTCTGATATAAAAATATGTTTAATACGTTCTAATTGTTCTCTAAATAATTTTAAATTATTTTGAATGTCTAATTCTCTCGCTAATTCTATTTGATTTTTTGTAACTCCTCTGTTTACAACTGTTGTGTCTGAACGTAACCGATGTCCTGTATGTCTATCAAGCATTGGATATTTTGGTTTAAAAAAATCTTGTGTTTCACTATATACTCCTCCATTTAGAGATTGTTTGACATTATTAAATTTTCTTCTACTCATAATTTTTATTACTCTTATATTATATATAAATGTTATTTTATAAGATTTTTATAATTTTGTAAAATATAATAATATATGTTATAATAATGATAACTAATTTACCATTTATGATAATAATAAGTTTCTAAATTTTTTTTGTTAAATATTCAGGGATGTAAAATTTTAGAAAAAACTTAGCTTTTTTTTGCTTGTTGTTTCATTAATGTGTATTTTTTTAACTTGGCTTATATCTGTAATATTGCTTAATGCGCTCGCAACACTTGCAATACTTTTGGTATCATCGTCACGCTCTTTGTTTTTAAATTTTTCAATTTCAGTATCAAATTTTTTATAATCAATCTTATTTTGTGATAGCGAATTATATTCGTCTTTAATATTGTTCCATTCATTGCTAATATTCTTTCTTTCTTTTTCCTGATAATTGTCTTTTTTGCTTTGCATATTTGCTTGCTCACTTTTAAAGAATGATATTTCTTCTGTAACTTCTTTTTTTTCATATTCATTGTTTTTAAATTTTATTAATGATGTATCTACTATATTATTTATTTTATTATTAGTTTCTTTTACTATTTCATTTTTATTAGTATTTTCTTCATCTTCATTGATTTTTACTTTTATATCTTCTTCATTATCATCATCTACAATATCTTCATCTTCTCCATCTTCTCCATCTTCTTCATCTTCTTCATCTTCTCCATCTTTTTCTCCAGCTTCGTCTTCATCTTCTTCATCTTCTCCATCTTTTTCTCCAGCTTCGTCTTCATCTTTTTCATCATCTTCTTCATCTTCGTCTTCTTCATCTTCGTCTTCGTTATCTTCGTCTTCATTATCTTCGTCTTCGTTATCTTCGTCTTCATTATCTTCGTCTTCGTTATCTTCGTCATCATTATCTTCGTCTTCGTTATCTTCGTCTTCGTTATCTTCGTCTTCATTATCTTCATCTTCATTATCTTCGTCTTCATTATCTTCGTCTTCTTCTTCTTGATCCGTTTTTCCTTTTATTTCTATTACTTTTTCTGTTGTAGACTTCTTTTGTTTTTCACTATTATTCTTTGTAATGTTTGTTATTGTAGGTTCTTCTTCGTCTGTATCTTTAAATTGATTAACATTTTCTGTTAGATTATCTTCAATCTGTTTAAATATTTCATCAAATGGTATAAAATCTCTAAATGTTTTCTTTATTATAGATCTAATATTTTCTTCAATTATATTAAGATTATTTTGATATTCAGCATCTTTTATATTATTCTTATTATATAAATAAGCGTTCTTCCATGAAAATGAAGCAGCATTAATATAGCATTTATGTACAAAATCTTCCGCATTAGGTATTTTAATTTTAATATTATCAAAATGCTCTCTATATTCATATATTTTAATTTTTATAGTGGTTATGATAATAATTTTAATCAAGTTTGATAAATAATTACATTTTGTATATTTTACGATCTTCTTATATTCATCATTAACCATATTATTATTCCATTTGCGGATACTATATAATTCATTTTGAAATCCTTTAAGTCCCTTTTTTAATTCCATCATTTCAGTGTATATAGCATATATTCTCTTAGATATAGCTACACTCAAAATATCCTGTATATGTTCTATATATTCGTTTCGTGTATCTATTAAACCTTCCATATATTTAATAATTTATAATATCCTTTATATAATCAAAAAATATTATTGAATAATTATTATTATTAATTTTCTTTGCTCTTTTTATCAAATAATGTTTATATATATATAAGTATAGAATAGAAATAACATGATTATAAAAGCAAAAAAAGAAATTGATTTCTTTGGACAAAAACCATATACAGAATTACCATTTAATATGGAAAATATTAATAATATTCAAAAATATAATTCCTTAGTAATTGTATTTGAAGGTTTTGAAGGAATAAAAAAAAAATATATATGTATTAGAATTAATAGCAATATTAATAAATTTAAGGATAACAATGATGAGTGGAATTTTAAACCTTGGTCGTCAGAAATAATATTAAAGAGAGTATTATTTCTATTATATTTAAGTATTTGGGCAAATGTTGAAGCCTTGATAGAAAAAACAAAGGGATTGCTTAATGAAAAAGAGAAAATTGCTGATTATGTTTTTGAAAGCATAATGAGAGAGAAGAATATTGAATATTATAATGAATTAAAAATAATTCTTCAAAAATTAATAGAAAAAAAAATCAATAGGGTATATATTGTATATATACGCAGTGCTCAATTACACGGACCTCTTATTCACGAAAACTTAGGTGCCAAAGGTTATACTGAATGGAGTTTAGATGATTTAAAAAATAAGAATGAAGATATTAACAGTATTGCTACTAAATTTTTTTCTGTTAAAAAAATAAAAAACTTAAGGGATGAAGGTATCGCATATATTAAACAATTAGAAAAAAAGTATAATAAGCAAAAGACTCTTAAAAAAAAGGATGTATTAGTTACTCCCCCTGATGTAGTCTCTATAAAAATAAAGAAAAAATAAAATATATTATTATTTGTATATATGCGTTCTGCTTCTAATACTTTCTTGGCTAAAACTGAACGAATTATTATAAGAGTAAATAAAAACACCTAATTCTTCAGATGAGCTAATAATATTTTTATTTATTTTCAATAATTGATAATGTGTCATATCAGTTATTATAATACCATATTTATATTTATCAATACCATAAAGCATACGCGAAGAGCCATTTTTTTTAATTGTCTCATTAAACTTTTCAGCAATTCTGTTTCTTATTTTAGTTACTATTCTTGCGTCTTGTATATCTATTTTCATGGTTCTTATTAAATCAATATCATATCTTAATATATTTTTTTTGCCATAATTATAACGATTAATTATATCTAATGTTTTATCCCTATTTATATATTCATGATTTGAATTTAAAAGAATACGTAATACTATTATTTTATAGGTTACTCTAATATATTCAATTGTTGAAGACATTTCTGGTTCTGAAGGCATCCGTCCTGTGACATAAAGATGTTTTTTTAATAATCCTTGTAATTCATCATTATTATTTAAATTAACATACATTATATTTGCGTTTATTAAAGATTCTATTTCAGTTATATTTACAGATAGTAATTGTGAAACATCTTCAATAATCATACCATCTTTTAGATAATCTTGAACTAATTGTAAATATGTTTTGAATTTTTTAAAATATTTATAAACAAAAAAACCTGATAAGTATTTCCGTAATTCTGTACCATTTTTTATATTATATATGTGTTGTTTAAAGAAAAAATTATCTTTTACAAGAAGATATATAGAATTATAAAAACAATTATTATGTCTTCCCGAAACATTTAATAAATCTAATTTATCTTTCATATTTTATCTATGTATTTCTATACATTTAATATATAAAAATTTACTTTTCAATTTTATAAATTTCTTTTAAAATACCTTTCATTCTTTTCATATCCATATCATATATATTAACGCCTTTATTATTTATATGCGAGTTTATTTTCTTTTCAAAATAGGCTGAAATATTTTTATTTTTAAATTGTTCTATTCTTAATTTATATTTATCTTTTTTAGATTTTTCTGTTCTTTTAAGAATTTGTGGTGTTTTTTTAGGCATTTTATATTTATCTTGATTCATAGTATTTATATTAAACTTTATAGTAGGTTTTGATACAATACGAGATTTAGATTTTTTTAATGTTGCTATTTTTTTATTCGTAACTATTTTTATATTTTCCTTTCGTGTCTTTTTAAGAAACGATGGAATATATTCTTTAACCTTATTTTGGGAAGGCTTATTATTCATTAATACTTTTTTAAGAGGTTTTTCTTTATTTGTTCTGCCATTTATAATTATTGTATCTATAATTTTTAAAACTTGTACTGCTTTCTCATCAGAAACTTTGTAATTTTTTGTTGAAAGTATAATATCTACAATATAGCTAATATTATATTTAAATTCATTTAATAATTCATCAAATCCTTTTTTTAAATATTTGTCTAAATTTAAATTTTTGCTTTTGCTACCGCTTTTGCTCTCATTAAATGAATATATTAATTCCTTATTTAACTTTTTTAGGAAAAAATACTTTTTCTTATTAATAATATTATTAATATCATTTACTAATTCATTATCTTCATTTACTTCAATTATTTCTTCAATCTTCCCCCAATCTATATATGGTACATTTAATTTAATTGTATCTTGTATATTTTCTTCTAAAATTATCCCTATAATATGGCATATGTATTCATCACTTCCAATCTTAATACCATTTAATTTATAGTTTAATAAATTGTATAATAATGTAGTATATATTTTGTCAATATAATCTCCCTTGTTCTTATCATCAATATTTTGATATTTTTCATAAAAATTAATTAATGCATCTTTTATCAGATTGCCTATCATTTTACGTTGTTGTCCACCGACAAGAGTAGATTTAACAGGTGGACGTTTCACATCATCATTTCCATTAATTCCATTAATTCCTCTACGTAAGTTTATTTGCGCTGCTCTTCTATTTTGCGTATCATTTATTAATGCTCTACTTCTTCTTTCTAAAAAATCTCTTTCTTGTGCTTTTGTTGTATTACCATTATTTTTATTATTTTTTAATTTTTTTGTTAAATAGTCTCCTATACTCCTTTTGTCTTTAAAACATTTTATTAAATTTCTTTCATAATTTCCATAGTTTTCATCATAAAAGTTAATAATGGTTTCATTATTTTTAGGATTTGTAATAATATCCCAATCATAATTAGAAACATAAGTATTACATAATAAAGCTTTCATATTTACACTCATACCTGTTTGTAATGGTTGTATTATATTATGATTTATTGAACTTATACTACATAGATCATATAAACATTCTATTAATTTTTGTTTAGTTACAGGATTAGAATTAATATATTTTATTACAATTGGTTTTCCACCAATCATATTTGGTTGCCCATATTGTGTTTCTATAACATCTATAAAATTTGAGATTGGTTCGCTAATATCTGCTGTATTAGTTGATATTGTTGGAAGAGGAATAGAAGTATCACATCTTGGTATATATACTGAAGTACATTCAGTGCGATTTCCTGCTTCCTTCCAAACCCAAATAGTATTTGCACCAACTATTACAGCAGATATCGCAGCGGCTATACCATCATGTGTCATAAATACTGTTTCTTCCCATCCAGAACCTGTACAATCCGAATCTTTACGCAAGCAATCAATTGATTGATTCCAATCACCATTTCTTTTTAAATCATAGTTAATAGATAATTTTTTCCATAAATCAGTTTGGGTTACACTTGGTTTCCATAAATTTGGGAGTAAAGCTTTTTTAAATGCGTTAAATGTAATTATAAATGCTTTCTTAACACTTCCTTTTGCTAATGTAAAAAAAGTAGCTCCTGTAGCTGCTGATAAATTATATTGTGATATTAAAAAGCGTAAAGTATTTTTAAGTCCTTTTTTACCGGTAGCATTATTTGGAAGAGTAACAGTTGTTGTAATAGCATTTTTTGGATCAGGATCAATATATTGAATTTTAGATTTATCATAATCTGTAATTTCAAAAAATAGAGAAGCTGTAGTAGCATCAGCCTCAGTATGATTATGTCTTATTGTTGTTTCATCACAGTAGTATGATATATTTTTAATAAAACCCATATCATAATTTTTAGCAATTCCAGTATATTGCGCGCAATTATATTCATTATTAGCAGGAATAATACCAAAAATAGGATCAACACCTGTACCAGTTAATTGGGTTTTCATAAATGCTTCATTTATTGAATCTAATGTAAAAGCATTTAATATAAAATTAGGACACCCATGATCTATCATAAAAGATGGTCCTTGTGTTTGCTCTTTACCATTATCAATAAATTTTGGAGTTGTTCCTTCATAATATTTATAATCTCTGTTAGTTCCATTATTTTTTACAAAAATTTTTTGTTTTTTTACTAATTCATTACATATCCAATCATTATTGTATTTATTTTGATGCGCCATAAAAAATGCTTTATATCCTTCATAATTTGTTAATGATTTATTAGCATAATATTCAAATCTATATTCATGACCGATTTCAGTTATAGGTTTTGATGTACCCCATCCAAATACAAAATATAATGCTACATCTTCTGGATGAGAAACCATTGTTTGTATAATATTATATTTATCTGTAAGTGGTATAGGGCTATTATTCCAGAGATTATTAGGGTCTCCTTCAATCGCAATTGATCCTATTTTGCCTCCGCTACTCATCATCCATTTTACCCATTCCTTCATTACATTAGAAGACGAATTAAAATCATGTATTGTATCTAAAATACATATAATAAACTTAATACACGCTTTTTTTTCTGCGATTTGTTCTGTTGATAACGCATTACTTCCAACCGTATGATGATTAAATATAGACCTTACAGTTTCTCCATTGCCTATAAAAATATCTTCTAAAATTTGTACAGTATTAATTATTTCTGTTTTCGTTGCTGTATTTAATATTGTTGGCATTTACTAAATTATACTTATACTATACATACAAAAAATAAAATACAAGAATGATATAATCTATTAATTATAAAATATGGAAGAAATACCATTTATATTATTAAAACATATTTCTGCTTTTTCATCAACAGAATCTTGAATAATATCTATATGAGAGAGAATAATTATTGTATTAAAATATTGAAGAAGGCTTTTAATAAATGTAGGAACTATAGATAAATTATTTTTATCAAAATTAATAAACCCCTCATCTATATAGAGTTGATTACATAATATATCATAATTATTGAAATATAATGACATTCGAAGAGCAAGAGATATAACAAACCGCTGAAACCCGGATGCTTGAGAAACTGATATATATTGTTTGTCATTTTCAATAGATATATTATCATTATGTATTAACCAATTAATATGTACAGTATCATTGGATATATCAACATTATAATTTAACTTAAAAGGTTTAGTATTAGAATGACATAGAGTTTTTATAATTTTATTAGTTTTATCTACAAGTTTATTCAGAATTAATTTTTCATATAATTCTTTTCTAAAAGATTGAAAGTTAATAAGAATAGTATCAAGAACATCAATAATTGTTTCAAGATCACTGTCAATTACCAATAGTGAGTTATAATTATTTTTATTCTCATTATTATAAGAATTAATTGTAGAATATTTTACAATCTTATCATTTAATATTTTAATATCATTTATTTTATTTTCGATTAATATATTTAATTCTATCTTCTTTTTAATAAGAGGTTTTAGCATTTCATTACTCTGATATTCATTATATAAATCGTTAATTTCTATTATTTCGGTTATTTTATAATAATGGTAAGCATCTATAATTTTTTTGTTATTATTATAAAGTTCCCAATCATGATATTGTTTTTTAAGATCAATATATTTAGTTATACGCGGTTTAATAATTTCATTATAATGAATTGTTTTTTCTAATTCCTCTATTAATAACATTGTTTCATTATATTTATTTTCCCAAGCGTTATAGATATCATATAATTGAACATCATTATATTCTTCAAACAACATATATGAGTAAATAATGAAATATTCAATATAAGTAGTAATATTTTTAAGTTCTAATTCTTTTGTTATAAGTTCTTCATATAAATTATTTTTTGAGTTTATTACATTATTTAATTCAGTCGCAATTTTATCATTAGTTTCTTTAAATTTAAAATATACATACCATTCATTCAATAAATGATAATTTTCTTTTGCTTTATTATTTTTTTCATAGCGTTCTTTTACAATTAGGAATTTATTTTCATCATATTCAATGTTATTTTTTTTCATAGTTAATGTTTCAATAATTATGCTAATTTCTTTAATACGAGAAACCCATGGTCTATTACAACAAATACGACATTTGGGATTATATTTATACTCATCATTCGTAGATAATATCCGAAGCTCATTATTATAATTATCTATATCATTAACAAGTATATTAATATCTTCTAATTTTTTATAATATTCATTAACAATAATTTCATCTTCAGAAATCTGAGAATCTATAATATTGATATTATAGTGTTTCAATTCCTTTGCTATAGATACTGATGTTTCAAAATTTTTATATTCTATAATATTACGAGGTATATTTATAGTTGCAAGCTGTTGCTGTTTAGAATACAAAGTTTGAAAAACCTTATCTAAAGTTGCAAGCATATCTTTAATATTCGTGACATCATCAACAAGTGTTTCTTTAGTAAGAATATTTTTTTTATATTCTTTTATATTAATAGGTATATTTATAGATGCTCTTATTTTTTTTAATATTTGCGGATCATTAACTGATTGTTTTATATTATTATTTGAGTATATAAAATCATTAAATATTTTAATATTACCATAAATTTTTGTAATTTTTGTATTTAAATAATCAATATCTCTACATGATGATTTTATAGATGTCTTTCGAGGTTTATTAGATACTAAATCAGCTAATATCTTTTTATTACTATGTAAATCTTCTTTTTGTTTTATAAGTTGTTCTTCATTAAATTCAATACTATTATAAACATAATTATCTAATTCTTTTTTTTCATTATGAAGAAATGAAATATCACAAGGTTTATGAATGATTGATAATTTATTAAATTCATCTTCAAGTTCTTGATAATACATTTTTGCTAATTTTTTTAAATTAATATCATTATCATTAGAATTATATTTATAATAATTGAGTTTTTCTTTTAAATTTAAATATTCCTCTTTAGTTACAAAACTATTCGCATATTTTATTTTGATATCATTTATAAGAATACTATAATCAGTGTCTATTATAGATTGATATAATGGTTTATTAATATCAATATCAATAGCATTAAATGTTTCTAAAAGTTTTTTTTTATCATTATTTAATATAATTACTTCTTCATTAAGCTGTAAAATTACACTATCATTTACATCGTTGACATTATTACTACAATTAAATAGTAGCTTTTCGTAAACCTCTTTTTTATTTTGTATTACTTTTCTAAAGTCCTTGTATTTATTAATAGCGGTCTTAAACATATTGTAAAGGTGATAAATGAATTGAATATTATGGGATTTATCAATAGTAGCCAAAGTATCTTTATAGTTTAGCAATAGAATATCATTATCTATGCTCTGTGTAATCATAGATGTTGAAAGAAATGTATTAATATCACCAAATAAAGATTTGACTTCCGTATTACATGCAGCATCTTTTTTTAATATTACTAATTTTGTAGGTGTGTTAAATTGAGAAAGCACAGATGATTTATTAGTAATTTTAAAACTATTCTTTTTTTTACAGAATTCTCTTTTAATACGATAAATTATATTATCAATCTCTATATCTACAATTGTATATCCTTTGTCCTTATTATGATTAATAAATCCTGCTGAGTATGTATCAAATTTATTATTAGTAGCCCATATTGCTAAAAGCAATATATCATAAATTGCTGACTTACCGGTTCCATTAGATCCTTTAATCATAAAGGTTTTAGCATCTAAATCTTTAAAATTAATCCAGTTCTTATTTTCATAACATAATAAACCTTCCCATTCTAAATATTTAATTAAGAAGGATTTTTTTAATGGTTTTACATCATTCACATCATCGCAAGCTTCAATAATAGGTTCTAAATCTCTATTTCTTTTTATACATTCTGAAAGCAAATCTTCCGGGTATTTTTTAGTATCAAATAGCAATGTCTCTTTATTTTTAATTATTTGGAGTAATATTTTATATTTATCTACTGACAAAAGTTTTTTAAAATAATCAAGTAAATAGTTAGTATCAAGAAAGAATTTATTTGATGTATCTTCATCTTCATTATGAATGCTTTTAATTGTATTTTGATTATTAATATTATTTAATTTAGAAACAATCTGGAAAGAAATATTAAACTTATTCAAAATAATGCTAAGAGATTGATAATTAATATTTGAAAATGATTTTATTTCTAATATTTTAGGAAAATATTCAATATTACGTTTAATATATGCTTCTAATTCTTCTGTATATTTACCATTAGTTCTAATATAAATATTATAAGAAAGATCTTCAATAATATTTATATAGCCTATGTTATTATATACATTGATTTCTTGTATATCTTTATTTTTTAGGCTCCATATTAGATATCCATGATCAATAATATCTTCTCCAAAGTTTTGCTGTATTAAACTTCCAGAATACCCACATATAGTTTTTTTTTTATAATTAAATACTTGACGCTTATGAATATCACCAAGAAGTACATAGTCAAAGTCTTGTACCCATTCTAATGGATATGGATTAAATGTCTCTTCTATAGATTTTCCATTATATAGTTTAGCAGAAGCAAATGAACCATGAAATAGTGCTATCTTATATTTAACATGATTTGTTATAATGGGAAACTCTGGTAAATCTTGAATTCTCCCACTATTCCTATATTTATCTAATGTTTTATCAATACTTACAAAAGAAAAACCTACATCATCAATAATAAATGACATTGAGTTATTTAATACAAATACATTAGGAATGTCAAAGGTAGATGAGTATACTAATGAAGGTTTATTAATATCACTTTGATCATAATCATGATTGCCTGATATAATATACAGCCTTCCTATCTTAGATATAGCTTGAATAAACTCACGATAGATAAATAATCCATAGTTTCCTATAACATTCTTATTATGAAAGATATCCCCTGTAATAACTATAATAAAGTCATCAAAAGATAATTTTAATTCTAATATATTATTATTGATAGATACAATAGTTTCCTTAAATACTTGGCTATATTCTTCATATCGTGAATAATTATTGTCACCATTTCTAATATGTAAATCAGATAAATGAAAAATATGTGAAAGTGGCATGAATAATTATATATAATAGTATAAATTATATATCATTTTTTATATTGTTATAAAAAGTATATCATTTATAAAAAGTATATCATTAACAAATAAAAATAATAAATAAAAAATTATAAAACTTTAGAATATATGCACAATCTTTAATTAGCAATATGTAATGAATAAAAATTTGCGGAAGAATAACTACCTGACGCTACAGAACTATAATCACAATAAAAAGCAATCCCGTAACTACCAACTGCTTGTGAAGCAGAAATAGTATAATCTACTGTATTTGTACGAGTACCATAAGAACCTTGACTACTTACGACAAACCATCCTCCGCCAAGATGAAGTAATGCCGACGCAACTTCGTAATCGCCATACAAAGCGGTAGTCTGCCATGTAAATCGTACAGTATCACCTGGTTTTGCTTGTAAAATTAAACTTTGATAATTAATAAAATTAGGGCGATTTTGATAATTATCAGCACCTAAATTATTAAATGTCGAACCTCCAGTTCTTGTTAAATTTGTTCCACTCGCACCAGCCTGAAATTCATAATATGTACTTCCAAGTCCCCAAGGTAACCCAAAATTGCTATAAGTACTTTGTACTGCTGGGGGAGGCCATGTACTCCCTGTAATTTTAGATTTACCATAAAAATCATTTAGTGATATTGTTCCACTTGTTGGAATACCTGTTGCACCTGTACCTGTTGTATATATTCCATTTAAATAATATTCATTTATACCAATTGGGTTTGCACCTCCAAATTCGGTTTGAATATTATCTAATGATATTGCGCCAGTAGATTGTAAAGGCATATATAATTTTCTAGATATATATATATGGATAATAAAATATATACTATTGAAGAAATTAATGCTTTTATTAATGTATTAAAAAAAAATTTAAATATGGACTTTTATTTTGGAAATTTACATTTAAATGAAATAAAAAAAAATGAACAATATTTAGATGCTCTTAGAAAAATAACACATGCTACAAGAGATCATAATATATTATCAAAAGTTAATCTTATTGATGAATTAAATAATGAGATAATAAAATATAATAATATTAGCGAAGAAAGAACATATTGTATTGAAGCAATTAATGAATTCATAAATATTCTTAATTATTAATATATATTTAAAGAAAATATTTTCACTATGAAAACAATAATACTATTATAATTATCATTAATGTCTCTGTAAATAGAACCTCGACGAAAACTCAATGATATTATATAAATTTAGGTTTCGAATATTTTTTAATTAGTGTTAATTATATTATTATGAGATAGTAGATATATAATTATTATTTATTACATTTTTTACTGTTCAAAAAATATAGCATTCTCATTATGTGAAATATCTTTAGCACTTTTTTGTGACCAATCAATTTCAATTACTACAGGTAGAGAGAATTCAACTGTATAAATATCTTGTAAATTTACTGTTTTACAATATAAGCAAACCTTTGGTATATTATGATATTGCGCAATACAAAAAAATATACAATTAAGACGAGCTCTTAACAATCTTACATATCTAATATTTTGTGTATCAAATAATTCATCAAATATATCTCTGGAATTTTGATTAGTATCAAATAATGTCTCAAGGTTTGTAATTAATTCATCTATTGTATTAAAGCCTAAATGTGGAAGATGCATTTTAGATTGAAAGAAGGAAATAGGTAATAGATCTCTCATTAAAAGAGCAAGAATTACACTTCCTGTTCTACCTCTGCCTGCAAGACAATGTATTGTAATACTATTATTAGGTTCTATTGTATTTCCTATATTTTTAAAAATTTTTTCCCATAAAGTTATATGTCCTGACTCAAAATCTTTGATACCAGCTGATATATATTTAATATAAGGGTCTCTTTTTGTAGCATGTGTTATATTTTTTGTAAGTTCCCATACTTCACCTTCACAATTTATATCATCTTTATTACAATTAATCCCTGTATTACTATATGTATCACACCCTTGAAGATTAAGTAAAGTCTTTATTTCATGAACATACATTAAATCTATAAATGTTTGTAAAAGTATTACTCTATTAAATTGATAGGGAAGTTGCATACTATAAATATATAGATAATGATTAGCCTTTGTAAAAATACTCCACGCTGGTACAGAATAATAAGGAACATATAATAAATTTAGTGGAGTTGGATTTTTTCCTAATAATACAGACCCTCCAATAATATTTATATTTTTAGAGTTACTTTGTCTCTTATCTATTAATTTATAACGTTGTTCTTTTATTTTTTCAAAATAATCTGTTTGTCGCGAGTGCGCTTCTATTATATTAGAAGATTTCCTAAGTTTTATTGGGGTAGCAGGAACTCCAAATAATGTTATATTATCTGATACAAATGGGTCACCATCATTAGCATTAATATTTATAGGTGTTGTCGGAATTCTATATATTTTATCCCATAAATTAAAATAATAAGCTTGAGTATTATCATCCAAAAAAAATTTACTATCCTTTTTATTAATTTTATCAAATGTTAATTTTTCAAAACTATTCTCTATATTTCTATAAATATCTTTACGTTTGTTTAAATTATATTCCGTTGACCTATCTTTTTTAATAAATTCGCGTACAATTAAATCATCTTTAATTATTTTATACATATCATTAAATACCTTTTCTGTAAATAATTTTTCCCCTCCCCCTTTAATTAAATTGTAATGAGTGTTTTTATTTTTAACTCTCATTTTTCTATTATAAGATATATATATAAATTAAAAAAAACTAAAAACTGATATAAAAACCTTTCTAAAAGAATAAAGTAAAGATGGAAGAATTAAAAAGAAAATTACATCAAGAGGCACAACGAAGATATAGAGAAAAAAATAGAGAGAAAATAAATGAAGAGAGAAGAGGTGAAAAAGACAAACGCGCAATATTAAGAATAGAGAGTCTAATACCAAGTATTGAGGAATTAAGAAAAATAAAGCCGGTTAATAGATTGCCAGATAGGAAAGAAGGAGATATTCAGGAACAGACTAAAGAAAAATATATAGAATATATTAAAGTATTTTACAAAGAATATGCAGGCGAAATAATTGATGATAATCATGATATAATAAAAAAAATTAAAGGTATTAAATATAAAAGCAAAGAGTTAGCAAATAAACTTAAAAAATTAATAGAGGATAAATACGAAGATATAATAGTTAAAAATTATAGAACAATTCATATTTTCTATAGTATTTTAAGAGGAATAAGAGGTTTGACAGATATAGAAAAAAAACTATATGGAGTTGTAAAGCACTCAGCTGATACTTATCAGCAAGGAAGAAGTAAGATAAAGTTTGACATAGAAGCTATTAATGATGTTAAGTTTGATGAGGAAGAAATAAAGAAGAATTTGGAAAAATTAGTCAGTATAGCAGACAAGATAATGTATGGCTATACAATGGTATTTAATAGGCGTCTTTATGATATACAGAATACTGTAAAAATAGAGGTAAGTGAAACTGATGATACAAAGAATTATATAAAAGGTAATATGTGGTATATTAATAAAACAAAAAATAAAGTCAAAATAGAATTAGAATTACCAGAATATTTAATGGAATTAGTAAAAGAAGTAAGAGATGGAGAGTATATACTCGGAAAACTATATCATAAATCAACAGTATCTCAAATGTTTAACAGTATAATGTTAAAAATATATGGTAAAATATATACTGCAAACAATATAAGACATATATATATAACACAAATAAATCAAGGTGGAAAATCATTTAAAGAACTTAATGATCTTGCTAAACAATCAGGACATACTATAACTGAACAACAGAAATATATATATCGCGAAGGATAAAAAAGTAATATTTTAAAGATTATATATTTATTATATTTTTATAAGGATTAAGCAAAAACTTATTTTAGTAAATCTTTAGCTGTCAAGTTTTTATACTTTCCTTATCTAATTCTTCAAACAAAATTTTAAGTTTATCATCATTATATATACCATAATTAAAATTATGTAGGAAATAATGTAGTATTGAATCCAGTAAATTTTTGTCTATATTTTTTAACTATAGTCTTATGGAACACCTTTTTTATTCTTATCATCCACTAAATATATTTAAATAAAAGATTTTATAAATATATGCTTAGTATTGTTTGCGATGCTCGCCGCATCTACCGACTCATATAGATATATATTATAATATAATGTTATTATTAGGGTAATGAATTTTTCAATATTTTAATGTATATATATAAAACTCATTATAAAAAATATATAAAATAGTTATTTATAATTGTGAAATATCATTATTAATTTATCCAACACATAACCTCCTTATATTTATCATGATCTGGATTATCCATAAAATCCTCAATTATATAATTTTCCCAAGAATCAATTTTTATTAGATGTGAATTACAAAATGATGAATGAACTTCCTTTGATACATCAATATAAGGTATATTATCATTTTGAATAATACCAGGTTGTATTGACTCTGGCATATTTTTTATTTCAAATTTTGAGTTATGATAAGTTACAAACTCAATTATATTGAAATGTCTCGCGAGAAAGACAATTATATAGTTTAATCTCTTTCTAAATAGTTCAATACTTGATATATCATCATTATTTTCTCCTAATTCAAAAATTTCTGATAACATCCATTTAATACTATCCTTATTATCAGACAATTTGTCATCATCTGTAATTGTATAATAGTAAGAGATCAATCTTTTCTCTATAAATGTTTTAAGAGATGTCATACCAAAATAGCGTTTTTTCATTTCATCTTTTAACCTTATAACATAAGAATTCCCTTCTATTGTATTTGACTCAAGTAGATAGAAATCACGCATTAATAGATAAAGTATAACACAACCCGATCTACCAGCACCAACTAAACAATGAATTACAATTTTATTTTTTTTGTCAATTATATTTTTAATATTTGATACAGAGTTCCATGTATGCAATGTTCCTTCAGACATATCTAAATATTCAATACCGTAATATGTAGCATTATTAGGTAATTTAGATAAATCTGCTGTAGATATTGCCAACGACCACATATCAATCTCACAATCTCTATCAAATGGGTTACATCCAATCCCTTTTCCTATCATTTTATTTCCAATATTAATACCACTATTACAGTCCTCTAAATCTACTATACTATATATACCTTCGCAATTTAATTTATACATAGTTGCTAATAGGCATACTCTATCAAATTGATGCGGAAGCTGCATACCATAAACATAAAATTTTTGATTAGGTCTATAAAGTTTAGTAAAATTTGAATTAACATATTGAATTGATTTCAAAATATTTGTATAACTATTAATCTTGTTTTTATAGATAGTTAGAATTCTACTATTTGCTGAAGCATATTCTATTATTTTTTTTGAACAGAATGATTTAACTAATCTATCTAATATTTGTTCATTAGAAATTATAATATTAATAAATTTAATAGCTTTTGTACTTAAATTACGTTTTTTTATATCATCTTCAGCAATTTGTTTAATAACATTTTTAAAATCAATAGCATCCGCATCAATTATTCTCTTTTGATCTTCTGGAATATCAACACTGATACCAAAAACTGTATCATTTATAGTTTCTTTTAGTTTTTTAGCCAACCCTTCTATTTTAGTTTTTATATTATTCCCTCCTCTATATTTTGTCTTTCTTACACTTTTAATTCCATACCCACCTTTTTGTAAACTAATAGGAAGATTAGTTCTATTAATTATTTCTTCTAAAACATCATTAGAATTAATATTAAATAGATCATCATAGTTATTAAGTAATACTTCTTCCTCATTATTATCAATATATTCAAACCCTCTTTCTTCATTTTTACTTCTCTTAAATTTTTTTAGATCATCAAAACTAAATATTTCATATTGTTTTGAATTTATAGAAGCTATATCCATTTTATATTGTTTATATTCATTGGGATCTAAATTAAAATATGATGTGTTCTTTGTTTTAAAATTATCAACAAGACTAACTATATTTTCAGTGTTTCCATTTTTTAAATTTATTGATACAGCAAATGATTTTTCTAAATTTTTATTTTCATCTTGCAGCTTTACTTTTAACTGCTGTTTTACAATCTTTATTAATTCTGATATTGTTTCTGTTATCGGCATTTTATTAGTGTATGTTAGTACATCTGGTATCAATTTTAATGTATAATCAAAAATATTACCTCCTTTTTTTGCTAATTTAGGTGAAAACTTAGAATAAATTTTAATTTTTTTTAGAGCTATCTTCTTCTTTTCTACAGAAATTTTAGGAGAAGGTTTAGGAGATATCTTCTTCTTTTCTACAGCATTTTTAGTAGAAGGTTTAGGAGATATTTTCTTCTTTTCTACAGCATTTTTAGTAGAAGGTTTAGGAGATATTTTCTTCTTTTCTACAGCATTTTTAGTAGAAGGTTTAGGAGATATTTTCTTATTTTCTACAGCATTTTTAGTAGAAGGTTTAGGAGATATTTTCTTATTTTCTACAGCATTTTTAGTAGAAGGTTTAGGAGATATCTTCTTCTTTTCAACAGCATTTTTAGTAGAAGGTTTAGGAGATATTTTCTTCTTTTCTACAGCATTTTTAGGAATTCCCTCCTTCTTTTTTCTTATCATTACTATTTATATTCAAATAAAAAAGTAATCAATATTCAAATAAAAAAGTAATCAATATTCATTTTTAGTAATGACAGTTCCATGTTAATTTTAAATAGATTATTTTTTTATTTAATATATCTGTTTTGATATAGATTTAAAGTATTAGAATTAACAATTTCCTAAAATTATAAATATATTAAAATTTAAAAACATTTTAATATATTTATACACTTAGATATTATTTGCGATGCTCGCCGCATCTGCCGACTTTTAGGAATATAAATAGTAATATATGGTTATCATTGTGGTATTATAATTTATTTTTATAGAGTATAAAATGTATATACTTGGTTGTATTCTTAGATATTGTTTGCGATGCTCGCCGCATCTGCCGACTTTTAGGAATATAAATAGTAATATATGGTTATCATTGTGGTATTATAATTTATTTTTATAGAGTATAAAATGT